TTGAATTTTCGGTTGTTGAAACTGTTTCACCTACACCTGAATTTTGACTAACATTATTTCTGCGATGAAAGAAGTAAACGTAATTAGCAATCAAAGACCTTTTAGAAGTGTTTTTCAACCCTATCCATTTGTCAGTAATTGTTTCTCCGTTAAATTCAAATTCAAATTCAGCACCATTAATGAAGTTCGCCCATTTCATAGGCAAAGCAACAGGAATAGTAGCAACAGAAGCATCGTAGGCAGCTTTCATTTCCTTCCATAATTTGTAGCCTAATAAGAGCTTTAATATCTCTTCTTCGTACAAGTCAATAGAATCAGTGATTGCGCCATTTAATGCAGCCTGTGACTTAATTGGTATGCTGACTTCGTTAATGAAATATGTATAGTCAATGATATTTGCCATTACTTTTTAACTTTTGGTCTGCCCTTACTTTTTACCTGATTAATAACTTTTCTTTCAGGTTCTTGTTTTTTTTCTTCAACATTATCTTTATCAACAACAGATTCTTCTTTCGCCTCGAATTCTTCATTAATCTGTTCGTCAATATCAAGTAGCAAAGTTTCAGATTCAGGAGAACTTTCGCTCTCCTGATCTTTATTTTCTTCCAGTTTACATTTCACAATCTTTCTTGCTTCTAAAAGACGTTGAGCCTTTTGAATCTTTAAAAGCTGTGATAGTTCACCTTCGATAATCAACTTTGCCATTATAGATTCGGTTTTTTCATCCCAAACTTACCGGTGAATGCTGTAACTCCTGTTCCTGAACTGACAAGCTTGACTCGATAGTAACGACCATAAGCATCAGTATAAAAATAACTCTTAACAGCAACAGTTCCGGCATTATTAACGGTATCTGCACTTGCCTGTAAATCATAGAAATTAGTTCCGTCAAGTGAATATTGAGGCATCGCAGTAACGGTAGCTGTTCCTGAAGTATTAACAGGAACAACCAATATTGTTACAGCGTAATTCTTTTGAATAGCAACAGCAGAAGGGATAACCAAGTATCCGGTAGCAGAGTTTGTAGTCGAAACGGCAGTAAATGAAACAACACCGTTTTCAACCTGTGATTTTACAACGTCAGCAGTACCTAACAGTAAGGCAAACGCAAACAAAACGATCATTAACTTTTTCATGTCAATTAGATTTTATTGATTGCTGCAATTGCGGTTGTGAAATCGCCAACAATAAACATATATTTATTGAAGATCGGGAACAGAACTTCTTCCTGAATGATAGCTTCAACATAGTTACCAAGTTTTTCGGTAGTTGATTCGCTAAATTCAAGAGTCAAAGAAGTAAACTCTAACAAGGCAGCAGCCATTTTAAAGTCACCTACTGCAAACTTACCGGCAGGGATAGCGGTTGTTTCAGCAAAAGGAATACCTGAAATTGTCAATACACCATTCACACGCTGAACGTCCAAATAGTTTTCGGTATTGTCTTTCAGTGATTCAATCAACGTTGCATCAATCGGATTCAAAGCACCACCTGAAGCAGAATATTCCTGTTGTGATACGATTGCTTTAGCAAAACGTAAAACATCAATCTGTTGAGCTGCATCCTGAGCGTTTTTGAAAGGATGGTTAACAACAAATGTCCAAGCAGAAGTATCAGCCTCAGCAACGTAAGCAAGTTCAATAACAATCTGTTTAGGACTTACAACCATCACTTTATGCGAAGCATTATAGCTAGGAGCTGTTGCACTTGCAATAGTGATAACGTCTCCGTTATTAATCACCTGATTTGCAGCAAAATTGATAATGGTTTTTGTTCCACCATCATAAGTTGCTACACTTGCAACTGCGGTAGCTGCTCCGGTAACCGATGTGTCAACAACAGTTGCAAAATTTGGGGCAACCTTGAAAATACCTGTAAGGTTATTACCTGCTCCATCACCAAACAGTAATTGGAAATCTTCAGCATATTTTACCTGTGCTGGCAAACGCTGCATAAGGTGATTGAGAACAAACGGAGCAGAACGTAACATCCTTTTTGAAATTGGAACGTGTGTGCCGATACGTTTTACATCAGTTGTAGCTTCACGAACTTTGAAAGAACTTTCAGCTAAAGCACCGTTTTCAGTGTTCATGCCAACAGCACGATCCCAGTCATAAACCTCAGTAAATGCAAGGTATGGAAGATCAGTAGGCATTACCGATAACAAATCACGAATATTCAGACGAGTTACTTCAGGATAATCAACAACATGAGAATCACGAGTTGAAATGTGAACACGAGAGGTTCCTGTATAATTACTTGTCACAGAAACAGGGGCTTTCAGTGTGAAAGATGCTTTTTTCTTTCCGTTTGATTCAACGAAATCTTTGTATTCAGGAGTTTCAAGGATTTCCTTGATTTCTGAACGCAAGCTCTTGTCGCTTCCTTTAAAGCCACCTTCGTCAAGACCTTTAATTTTCAGATCTTGTTTTTGCAGATCGGCTTCTAATTGAGCTAATGTAGTTTTAAACGCTTCGAACTTTTCAGCATCGAATTTTTCAAGTTTCTTTGAAATATCGGCAAACTTGCTTTCAATTTCTTCTTTGGTCAAAAGACCTTTTTTGGCTTCTTCTGCCAATGTTTTGAACTCAGCCTTAAAGCCGTCAATCTGTTCTTTATTCTGTGTTTTAACAGTTTCAAGCATGGCTTTTTTTTCTTCTTCAGTCATGTCAAATAAATTTAAAATTAATAATCTCGTTGATAAACTTTTTTTGAGTGCCTTCGACTGGCGGCTCTATTTCTTTACGAGTGCTTTTTTGCGGCTCATAATTTTTTACTGATAATGTAGGAGTTACGCTGTTGCTTCCAAATACAACTGCGCTACCTTCTCTTTTTTTAGCTTCGTAAACCACCCAGAAATACCCATATTCATCGGCTAATTCAGGATTCACTGCTTGCTTTTTCATTTCTTCAAAGAATGCCATTTGCTTTTCGCTTTCTTCGTCATAGTAGGCAATGTCCATATTTACATACATCATACCTACCGAATGCTCTTTAACGTCTCCGTTAGCATAGGCATCAAACATAAAAGGCATCTTGCTTCTTTGAAGTGTAAATTCGTTTATATTGGCAACTGTACTAAAATCAATATCTAATCCTAAATCACTAAAATTAAACGGCTCATTGTAGTTTTTTGCATTGTTTGATATAACACTTTCAAATTTAGCTTCGTGCTGTTTTAAGTGATAAGAATATGGATTGTCCATTACTGTTTTGTTCCATATCTTAGATAAATGCAAGTCTCGGTGACTGTCAATTATATTTGTGGTATTTATAACCGCTTTTACAAGGATTATGTCAGAAGTGATTGCGTCTATTTCTGGAATAAATTCTTTAGTCTTAATACCATCAATCACGGCATGAGCATTTGTTTTGTATTCAGACATTTTTATCTGTTTGATTTCTTCAAAATGCTCTTTAATGAATCTTGTTTGATCCATTTTTGAAGTGAATTTCTTATCAGGGTATTGTTTAAGAATGTATTCCATGACTTTATTTTTTAATCAATTTCTGATCATTGAACTCTTTTTGCTTTGCTGCTTTTATCTTCTTAATTTCTTCTTTCGTTAATTGTGGTTTCATATCGAGCATATTTTAAATCTTTGCTTTTGTTCTTCCGGTAAATTGTTTAGTCTTTCTATAAATTCAGGACACACATCACCTTCTTCGCACTTCTCTAGTGCTTCAATATTTCTACGTCTTTCGTCCACAATTTTATCAAGCACATGAAGCGCAAAAGTTTTACCTGATCTAACATGAGAATTTAATAATTTAAAATCTTCATCGGTATCAATTAACTTAATCACCTTTTTAATAAAAGCCTCTTGCATTTCTGTTAGCTTAATTAAAACAGGTAATTTATAATCACAATCTCCGTAATATACTTCTTCTTCCATAGCGTTAAATTTGTGAACTACTGTCTGGTTCAGGTTTATTTTCGTTTTGTGCCATCATTGTATTTCTTCCGGTAATTAGGTTGACTTGTGCATCAGTCATTCCCCATATATATAAGTCAAACCATTTATCTTTAGCCTTTTCAAATCCCATTCTTACCCTCCATTCATTGCCTGTTATTGTTCCGGCAAGAAAGGCTTCACGGCAAACAAATGATTCGTTTCTTCGCACCAATGATTCTTCTTTTCTATCAGCCTTTAATACAGCAATATGATCAAAAGAAGGAATATATT